CATGCCACTAATATTAAACCATCATGGACTGGAAGAGTGACGAAAGTTGCACAAATTGAAGGTCATATTTTTTATAGATTGTAACAGAGGAAATTTCGCAATGAATATTATGAAGACTGAAATTAGGATGAAATCAAATCAGCGTAAGAATGGATATCCAGCTTACTACTATGCGGCAGACAGCGAAATACAGAATTTGAATTTTCGTACAGCAAAACCAGCAAGGGTGCAAACACAATTTGGCTACTACAAAAACGGCAGAATTACATCAGTACGATTCAATGAATCTTAAAATTTTGAATCAGAAAGAATTTGAATCTGAAATCAAAAAGATTCAATTCGACAGGCATCCAATTACAATGATTGATGCTATTCTTGAATATTGTACTATCAAAAATATTGAAATTGAAACGGCTGCATCTTTAGTTACACCTCGCATGAAGTCTTCAATTGAAGGCGAAGCGATGAAGTTAAATATGATTGCACCAAAAGCTAGATTGCCTCTTGAGGTCGAAGACTAATGAAAATGGATGCTATAGACGCATACAAAGTTTACTTAGGAGTTAAAAATCACTTCACGCGAGATAGCTACGATTGGTTCAAGTATAACAAGAAAGTCAATGTCACATACGATTCTTTTTTGAAACGTAAAGACAAAATCTTTTTTGCTAAACTTGGCAATCGTAAAGATGCTTACTTAGAAGAGTTTTTAGTTTCTAATTTTCTGCACGACACAAAAATGTGGGTAGGTGAACTTCTTTCTGAAGAATGCGAAGAGCGATACAAAGAGTGGAAACGTAAACAAGAATCGTTGACGTATGTATTTAAAAATGAGATGGATTTTATTTCTGGTTGGACAGCAACCGAACTGAATGATTTTTTTGATGCTAAAAGTGGAGATCATCCACTCATCATCAAGAAATATCTAAGAAGAGAAATCAGTCTAGAAACATTGGCAATATTGAATTCGCTATTGCATTTTGTCAAAAGGTATGATACAATGATACATGATCCAATCTACAAAGAGGTAAGCAAGTTATGCAAAAAGTACCAGCCCTTTTTAAATTACGATACGGCGCGGATGAAAAAGTCACTCAGAGAGTTGGTAGTGGCGTAGTGGCAGTAATGCGTAAATCTAGTAAGGTTTGCCATTTATTGACACGAAAAGAGAATTGTGATAGACTATATAATATAGTAGATTATGATAAAAGTGGACAAGCAAAACATACATTTAATACTTAACATACGATAGGAAATACTAATATGGCATCAACATCATTTGCAGATTTGAAAAAGTCGCGCACCAAAGATTTGGAAAAACTCACAGACGCAGTTTCCAAACTCACAAACAAAGAAGAAGGTAAGAAGTCTTATGAAGACGCCCGATTCTGGAGACCCACAGTAGACAAAGCAGGCAACGGATTCGCAACGTTTCGGTTTCTTCCTGCACCCGTAGGCGAAGATGTGCCTTGGGTTCAATTGTTTCAACACTCGTTCCAGGGTCCTGGTGGATGGTACATTGAAAATTCGTTGACTACACTCAACAGAAAAGATCCTGTGTCTGAACACAATAGCATTCTCTGGAACTCTGGTTCTGATGCTAACAAAGATATTGCACGTAAGCAAAAGCGCAAGTTGCAGTACATCGCAAACATTTATGTTATCAAAGACCCTGCAAATTCTGACAATGACGGAACAGTCAAATTGTTTAAATTTGGCAAGAAGATTTTTGACAAGTTGAATGAAAAGATGAATCCCGAGTTTGAAGATGAGACTGCTGTCAATCCATTTGACCTCTGGGAAGGTGCGAACTTCAAGTTGAAGATTCGTAAAGTTGAAGGCTATCAGAATTATGACAAGTCAGAGTTTGATTCATCAGCACCTTTGTCTGGTGACGAAGATGATCTAGAGCGTATTTGGAAACAAGAGTACAACTTGTCTGAATTCTTAAATGAAAAGAATTTCAAGCCTTATGATGAGTTGAAAGCACGTTTGAACAAAGTGCTTGGACTTGAAGATGGTTCTGCTGGAGATAATTACTACTCCACAAAACCTAATGCGCCAATTGCAGCTTTAGCTAAACCAGCGGTGCCGCCTGTTAAAGCAAAGACTACAGTTGCAGATTCAGTTGCCGATGACGATGAAGATTTGAGTTACTTTGAGAAGTTGGCTGAAGATTAACATTTTGTAATCTCCTTTGTGACTTGACAGGGAAGCAATAAAATGCTTCCCTTTTTTTATGCAGGCATAGCAGTTTGCAACATAGCATCTTTAATAGGATTTCTAGTTTTACTCAGCATACTTGTGTAGTAAGTATTAAGAGATTGATTGTTTGTTTGTTTATTATCAGCAACAGTTGTAACATTTACGTCACCAGTTTTTTGTGTTCCTGCTGTGTCTGTTGCCGCTGCTGTGCCAGATATAATTGCAGATGAAGATGTAGTTAATGTTGGTTTAACAATATCTGCCAAATCAATACCGCCGCTACTATTTGTGTCGTATATTGGATTACCATTTTTATCTAACATTAATACGTTGGGCATATACTGGCGGATGCTAGTCGGCTTGCCGTCTTCACCTTCAACCATTACACTCTCAGTCGGCAATTCAACATATTTACCCTCTTTCATGCTATAAACCATCGGTGCTGCGCCTGTGACATTATAATATTCATCTGTGGTGCCGCCGACACTCTTCGGTGCATTATTTCTACCTGCCACAATGATCGCATCTTCTGCTGTTGTACCACCAAAAACACCTTTGTCTATTTTCGTGTCTATTTTGTCTTTACCAGTCTTTAGATTTTTAGCTAAGTCTCCACCCAACTCATCAAAAGTTTTTCTATTTAAGAGTTTGGCTACGTCATCAAGAGCGGCTGTATCAGCGGCATATGCTGACTTAAATGCATCTGTAACATGTTTAACAATTTGTGAAGCGGCTTTACCTGCAGAGAATGTTTTGTCTGGTTTGCCCAAGTCTATATCGTTTCCAGCTTTATCTGGACTACCAGTTCGTAAACTAATCAACACTTTATTTTTGTCCATGTAACAATGAATAAAATCAAAAGGAGTTGGTTTTTTAAGTAAAACTTCGGCAGACTTTGTTGTATTAAATCCAACCCTAATTAAACTATCAGCAAGTGCATAAAATTCTTTAGGCGGTTCTTCTCTCGGCGCCTGTAAATCTACAATTGCGTTGATATTATTATTGTCTCTGACACGAATAATACGCCATACTGCGGGATCAGGTGGTGTTGGTGCAGAACTTCCTCCTAATAAACCACCAATGAAACCACCAATGAAACCACCAATACCAGGAAGAAGAAAGTTTCCGATAGCTGCGCCGATAGCCGTGAAGCCCGCGCCCATCACATCACCTTGTGCCAATTTAACAAACGCTGCTACATATGGTAAGTAAGGTACCATCTCAGCAAACCCTGGCAGCAAGGACGTGGTGCTGGTCGCAGCAGTCTCGCCGGCTGCTGCTGACGCTGCGGCAGCGGCCTCTGTGGCGTATACTTGCCCCGTGTACATATCGGCTGCTGTTGTGGGATCATATCCACCCGCCCATGTTGGTGCAACTGATCGGTAAGCATTACTAATTGTATCTCCATATCCAACAACACTTTTCCCCATTGATGTGCCAGAAAACATGTCAAATGCTTTACCACCAAGATAACTCACGCCTTTATTGACTGCGAAAGAAGCAAGCATAGCCATGTATGGATTTTTAATACCCATTGACTGAACTACTTTTTGTGTGATAGCAGACTTACCCAAATCAAGAGCCATGTTACCAACTTCGGCAAGTGGCCCACCTCCGCTGAAGAATCCTCCACCACCGCTACCACCTACGCTAATTGATGTTCCGCCTCCTGGCCCTCTACTTGAAAGAAGTCTGTTTGTTAATATCTGCTGTTCGTATTGTGCTTCACTAACCATTTTTTGCGAAATGGCTCTTTCTTGACTACCAGCTTCAGCATCTAAGAATCTTTGTTGTGCGTCTATTTCAGCTTGTTTTGCGGTATTGAGTTGTGCGCCTATGTCTTTTGTTAACTGTGGTACGTTATCTGCAATAACAACCATACCTTCTTTAGTGACTTGCATGTATGGATTATTCTGTGCGGCCGCTTGCAATGTGCCGCCAGAAGGCATTCCTGTAGGCATACCGCCATACTCACCACCATAACCACCGAACGCACCCATGGTTCTCATTCTTGGATCCATGTTACGCATATTCAGTGGTGTAGTTCCTAGCGCACTGTCAATTGGTCCCATTATAGATGCGCCCAATACATTTGCCATGTAACCTACACCTTCAGCAGGCGTAGCGAATCCATATTTTGCAAAGATAGTTTCTGGACCTAACGCAACTTTTCCACCACTCAAACCAAAAATAACTTGTTCAAGCGCAGTCACTTTACTTTGTTGTGTGCCTTTAGCAAGATTGCCTAAAATTTGTCCACCAAGAATATTTGCTTGGTCAGAATTCATACCCATTGAACCAAAGATGCCTTTTGCTACAGACCTAGCACCAACTTCCATATATGCAGTTGCGGCTTTGCTAAAAATTTGCCCGAATGCAGGTCCGTATTGCTTACCAAATAGGGATGTTCCAAGTTTAGTGAGTGCTGGCGTGACTCCCAACATCTTGTTGAGTTGTTCACCTCTGTACATTTGTCCAGATGCAGTTTTCTGGCTTACGTTTTTATATCCACCTGGATACAACGCTGTCATCAACGTACCAGAAATAGCTTTAGTTAACTGTTTCTGTAGACTATCTGTGAATTGTTTATTTGCATCTCTAAGTATTTGGTCGGGCGATTTAAATTTGCCGCCAGACATTGTAATTCTATTACTCTTAACTTCTTTAGCAGTAATGCGAGTATTCTCTTTGATACCGCCCAATTCTTTTAAAACTTCTTGAGTGCGTTTGACAGTTTCACGTTCTGTGTAGTATCCTTTAGCAGCAACTTTACGCAAATACACATCTACCCACGCTGGAGTTTTATTTGCCATTGATTCTGCTAAACCAGCATCACCCATTTGAATCAATGGTGTTGCAGATGTTGGAATTTTATTTGCACCAACAGCATCTAGATCAATAAATGGTGTTGAAGAATATTTATTAACTTCAGCTTTGACTTTTTCTGATGCTTTCTCTACTGCTTGTTTTGCAACAATATTAGTTGATGCTACTTCAAGCGCAAGTTTTTTTGCTTCTGCTTCTGTTTTTCCATCAGACAATGCTTTATAATATCTTGTAACTGCATTATCTGTTAATTTTGTGTTTACTTGTGCTGCATATCCAGGAACATTAAATTTAGAATTATTTCTTCTTGATGTAGATCCTGGTGTTTTTTTCGGATCAGCCGATTCTCCAGAATCTGCAGGGCCTGGCTTTGGTATTTCAGCTTCACGATCTACTTTAGTTAATTGTGCTTTTTCTCCTAGTTGCATAAAGCCTCTAGGGTTTTTTGACACACCATTTAAACGAATTTCAAAGTGTAAATGTGGACCAGAAGAAAAACCAGATGATCCAACATATCCAATTACAGTTCCTGCTGTTACTTTTGTTCCGGGCAGAGAATGCGACATTAACAAATGTGCATAAAATGTTGTGTATCCATTTCCATGATCCATCATCACAAAATTACCTGATCTAGCATCACTATTATTTACAGTAATCAGACCATCGGCGGCCGCAACAACAGGTGCGCCTTGATATAAAGCTAAGTCAATACCTTTATGTGTATAACTCGTTTTGTATTTTGGTGGTCCTCTTTTTTCTTCATGCTCACTAGTTACAGTATATGAATTTCTTAACGGAACTCTCCACTTCACGCCTGAAGTTTTGTTTGCACCTTTAGTAGTAGCTTTACCAACAGGTGAATTTGATTGTGCTTCAGCAGAAACTCCGGTCGGATTTCCCAGAGCATCATATAGCATCGGTTCATTGAGCGAACTTTCAGTTTTTTTACCTTTAGCGGGTTTATTTCCACCACTTGCCGGACCCTTTTTACTTCCAGCATCGTCACCTTTATCTCCATCAAACGCACCTGCCATGTCAGCAACGTCATAAGCTAATGCAGCGCCGCCAAGAATGGGTCCAATAAAAGGAATTAAAAATAATGCACGTTTAAAAGCAAACGAAAGAATTTTTGTCAACATCCTTCCTAAGAAAGGCATTGCAGCCGCAAATCCAGCTACAATAATAGTTCTTAGTTTAGACAATCCTTTTAATAAACCATCAAATACCATTTTGCCTAAAGCACCAACCGCACCACCAAGAAATGATTCTAAGAAGTTTTTCTTTGGCGGTTCAGCCGCACCCGCGGCCGCACCTGTCCCACCACCTCCCATTCCCGAATTCTTAATTGCATCAATGAGTGCTTGATTTTGTTGTGCTTGTTCTCTAGCCCTTTCTTCTTCAAACATTGTTCTATACTGCTCGGCTTGCGCAGATGCTCTAGCAACACTTGCTGCCATTGCAGTATTAGAATTGATTTGTGCTAACTGCTGAACCATTTGTGTGAATGGATTTCCAGTGACTGAAGGTCTTGTTTGAGATGTTGTTGGTGGTGTTTGAGCCGGTGCTTGTTGCGCTTGACCTATACCTCTTGCATTTTGTCTTAGGCTAGAAAATGCACCATATGCAGCAACAAGTCCTGGCATCTCAGAAAGCATTGCACTTTTGAGTCCATATCCAAAACCTTTAACAATGCCTCCAGCAGTTTGCTTGAGTGAGCTTCCTAGTGCGGCGCCGTAATTACCTATTGTTGCCATATGCTAATTACCCTCTGTCAAACACAGAGTCTGGATTAGCTTCTGCAAATCTTGCAGATTTACCACCCATTGGTTTTGACATTTCCATTGATCCGCTATTAGAGCTATATGGAGATGTTGCAATTTGTCCTACGGGTTGCACGGAGACACTATTTGCTCCTGCTAGTTTTTCTTGTGTACGCCCAAATGCTGCGATACCAATGATAGCACCCATAGATAAATGAAACAATCCTGCGCCCTGCAGGGTGATTGGTTGCCATGCAGTCACTGGTTGTTTCAATGC